GTGCTTAATGTCTCTGTAGATTGAGCAACACCAGATTCTTTGGGTAAAGAAAAAGAAGGTGCGTCATATATAGCTGCACCTGATGTTTTAAATATAGATATTTTCTCGTCTAAATTCATTACTCTATCAGAGTAATCGACGTCTGCTTGTGGAACACGTAATTGCTGGTTCAAGCTATCAAAGTATGATTCAAATATTTCTAATTGAACTTGAGCACCTATTTTATTAAACTCAACAGGTGTCATATAACCTCTCTGCTCTTTATTTAGTATTAATAAAACGGTTTGATATACAGTATTTACGTTTATTGCCATTTTAATATTTTAGTTAATAGTGATTAGGGCCACAATAGTGACCCTTCACTATAATTATAGTTACATATTATTGTAACTTTTTCTGAATTGTTCTGAAAACTTCTACGCCTTCATCAGTTTTAAACCAAGCAGCTAATGCTGAGTATGGGTTTTCATCAAAAGGAACAGTCATAAGTTTTCTATCATTTGATCCCCAATGAAAACTTCTTTGGTCTTGAGATATTTTAACTATTGATTGCTCAACAGCTTTTATACCTACATTTCTTAAGCCTACATTTTCATCAGAAGCTATAGCTAAGAAATTAGCTGGATTTTGTTTTGCCATAAGCATAACATCTCTTTTTATTTCTTTAGAACTCATATTTGCTACATCACTTCCTTTTTCAACTCTAAGAATTGCTTCTGCATGATCTATTTCAAGATTTTTAGCTGCATTCATTGCATCTAATTGATAGTCCATCTGATCTAATTGATCTGCCGCTTGTTTAGCAGGCATAACTTCATTATATTTAAAACCTTTTTTAGGGTGATATAATGATAATAATTTTTGTAAATTTATTTTTTGTTTTGGAACAACAAGTATTCCATTTTCAAAAATAATATGACCTAATGTACATTCTCCTTTTTGTTCATCTACAAACGGAGAGTTTTGATTAGTAGCATACCTTAACTCTCTTTGTTCACCAGTTTCATTATCAAACCATAATAAAGGGTATCTAGAACTATGTTTAGATTGAAGTGTGAATGTAAGAGGTGCGTGAGGTCCTGCTAATTTATAGGATCTATTTTTAATCTCCCATTTAGGGGCTTTAATTTCTTTTGTTTTTGACATGATATAATATAATATAATTAATAAAAAAATAAAGGTTGGGGTGCCTTTTTGAGCCTTTGCTTTTTGACACCCCTAACGCTTTATAGTAATCTTAAGCTTGGAACAATACGAAATTGTTAGCAGCTTGAGTAACAAGACATCTTTCAGATAAGAAGTGGACTTCCATTGCATCTAAATCAGAAGTGTAAGCACCTCCAACAGATCCAGTGATCCAGTTTTTATATCTTCTGTCGTCAGCTTGTGAAGCTCTGTATCTTACGTGCAAGAACGGTCTTCTAATGTTTGTACCTAATACTTGGTCATAAACAGTTGAAGTTCCAGCAGGTATTAATACACCATCGATTCCAGGAGTACCAACAGCACCTCTTGTAGAAGCGTCGTTTAAGTATTTCCAGCTAGTTTTGTAGAAGTCATAAGAACCTCTTCTAAAACCAGAGAAACCTAGGTTAAGTGCCATATCCTCAGAGTTTTCAAATAAACCATAAGCAGTACCACCAGAAGAACCAGCAGAAATTTGCCCTAGCATATCGTCAAATTCTAAATCAAGATCTCTATTTAAGAAAAGCATGTTTTCTTCGATAGCGCCTTGAGTATCTAAGTTCTTAAGAACTTGATCAAAGTCAGAAATACCAGTACCTCCAGAAAAACCAGATAGTATGTTACCTCTTGATTGAATAGCAGCAAATAAACCTTCTGATCCATGCGCATTAACTGCAGCACTATATCCCGGAACATTTCCAGCAGCTGCACCAGCAGCAAAACTGTTAGCACCAGCACCACTAGCTAATTCACTTTCAACCATTGCCATTTCTAAGTAGTCATCAAATCTTAGTCTTGTTTCAGACTCAGACTTTAAATACCATAAGTATCCTGATGTACCATCTTCTGTAGCAACTTCTACCCAACCGATTTGAGACATATCAGAACCATTTATTTGAAACGAATCTTTTATGATAATTGGTTGATTAGAAAATTGAGTAAACTGTGGTTGAATAGATTTGTAAGATGCAGCATTAGGAGCAGCACCTTGAGCCGTAGCTTGAGATGTACCTTTTGCAAAAGCAGAACCATATACAAATATTTTCAACGAAGTTGATCTGTTAGCAGCTCCAGCTGCAACACCTGCATCAGCTAAAGTAAGCCAGCTGTTTCCTACAAAAGTAAAAGCAGTAATAGATGCAAGAGGACCAGCGATATTTTGGCTAGTACCTACAACACCTTTTATTGTAACACCAGTAGCTGGATTCATTACAACAATAGTGTCGTTTGCAAAAATAGCATTTTGAACACCATTAGCTAATGGAAAAGTAAATACATTTCCGTTTGCAGCAGCAGTTCCAACGAGAGTTACACCAGTGTAAGACACGTGTAATCTGTTTTGTTCAGACCAAATTACTTGATCAGATGTCATTGGCATTTCAGCGCCAACCATACGTAAGAAACCATTTAAAGTTCTATTTCCGTATCTCTCTACCTCAGCTTCATAAACCTCAGGTAAGTATTGTTGTGCAAAGTCATTTGCACCAGCATTAAACGCTAGGTAATTGTTTTGTAGCGCTAATTGAGTTTGAGAAGGTATAATGCTTCCAAACACAGGAGAAATTTGTCCCATAATTAATTGTTTTGTTTTTTAGTTAAATTTTCTTGTTTTTATCTTCAATTTAGAAGAATCAAGGCCGCTGATAGCTTTAACTTTTAATCCATTAACAAATACGTCTCCACTAGGCGTAGGCCTAATGTCGTCAGATATGTTTTTAGATTTTGCAACTAAATTTTTAGTAGCATCGGATTTACCTTGCTCATAAAAATGTTTTGCAATAGAATCAATATTGTCAGCAGCGTACATAGCTTTATGATAACCTTTAACATCATTTACATTACCTTTATCATCTAAGAACTTCTTAATTGTGTTGGAAATATTTGATTGTTTAGTTGCAACTTCACTAGGGTTTTTAACTCCATATCTAAATTTTTTTTCTCCTAAATCGATCTCAAAACCTTTGAAATTATCGGAAAAATATTTATTAGTAACAGATTTAAAATCTTCATGTTGTTGTTGAGCTGTGTTTTGCTCTTCATTATAGCGGTTGAAAAAATCCATTGCCTTTTTTTGGTCTTGTGTCGTACCAGGTCTCAACTTGATTTCCTCGTAATATTGACTTTTTAAACCATCTAAATGCTTTCGGGCTTTAGCAACCTCTTCTTTATATGCAAGTTTCTTTTTACGAACCTCGCGTTCTTCATCAACTTCTTCATCAAATGAAAAATTATCTTCAATCATAAAGTTAATTTCGCTTGAATCTAAATGTGACTTAGCTTGTTTATAATACTCTCTTAAAAGAGTATTGTTATCTACATTAGAATAATCAGCATTTAATCTTACATAATCTTCTAATGATCCACCAGTTTCTTTCATAAAGTCTACAACTTTTTCAATATTTTCTGGTAGTTTAGCTACTTCTCTCGCCTCTTCTGGCGTAGGAGCAATAACTTTTTGTTCAATTTTTTCACCTATTTGCTGTATTTCTTCTTCTACTTTGTCTTCAATAGGTTTATTTTCTTCTTCTTTAATTTCAGAAACCGGGCTGGACTCTGGTACTCGTTCGTCCACTTTAGGGCTATTTCCGGTTTGTTCGCCCACAACCACTTTCTTTGTTTCTCCGACTGGAATGGCATCTGTTTCTTTTTTAGGTTTTGATAAATCAACTTTAATAATACCGTCGTTTACCAATTGTTTTGGTTTACGTTTAATTTTAAACGTACCTTCTTCTTTTACTTGTTCTGACATAATATAATATAATATAAATTAATAAAAATTTTATTGTGGTTCAAATTGCTCTAAACCAAATCCGCCTAAATTATCATTTCCTGCGGATTCAAAATCAGTTGGTGATGTAGCGTTTTGTCTTTGACTAATCATTTCACTTTGTTGAGTAGCTTGAATTTTAGTTCTTTTATCTTTACGATCTTCTATTTCAGCTTCTTTTGTTTTTGTAACTTGAGCTTGTGTTTGAGCAAGTTGTATTTGATAATTAAATTCTTCAGCCATTAATTGTTTTTTAATCATAGCTTCTTGTTCCATCCTTTGTATTTCAAACTGAGATTTAGCTTGCTCTATTTGTATCTCTGTTTGTGCCATAGCTTCTCTTTTTTGAACCTCATTTAATGCTGCTTGCTCGGCTGTTTTAGCATTAGCTTCACCTTGAGCTGCAATCATAGCTTTTTGATTAGCTTGATCTTCTTTTTGTTTTTGTTTTCTTTTAAGCTTTAGCATTTGATTAGCTAACTTAAGATTTTTTATTTGTCTTATATCTATAGCGTCTTCTAAATCAATTCCTTGAGATTGTAAAGCTATTTGTATATTTTGTTCCAACATTGCTTTTTCTTCATCTTCAGGTTCTAGTTCTAAATATATTCCAAAATCATACAAATGTAATTCTTTCATATCTTCTAAATTTCCTACACTAAACTTTCCAATACTAGATTTTAAAGCGTTATTAGTTAAAGAAAACTCAAGCATGTCAGCTATTCTTAATGAAATATTTTCACAAGCTCTTAAAGTTAAATATAGACTAGACCTTAATATATGTCGCGTTGCCACATTTGAAGCATTAGCTGCCATTTTTTGTAAACCAACTAAAGCATCTTTATCAGGCATAGAACCATCTCTTGCTTCATTAAGCCCTGTTACATCTCTTATCATTTGTAAATAATACTGATAAGTATTTATTAATGATTGTATTTTACCATTAGCACTAGATGATTGTAATTCTTGTATAGGTACTTTACCTCTATTCGGATCACCATCTTGTGTTAAGCTTCTACCAACAATACTACCGGTCTGAAAATACATGTTTAAAGCTTCTTGCGGATTATAATTAGTACCATTGCCTAAATCAACTTCAGCCAGACCATCAACATCAACAAACACCCCGTCTGGAACCATACGTTGAATTACTTGTTGTAATTTTAATGATGTAAGCTGTATCATGTCAGCAAAACTTGTACATCTACTTACTAACGATTCAATACGACCTTGATATAAACTAGGAGCACACACTGCGTAATTCATCATAACTTTTGTTAAATCACTTTTTGGTCTTGTCATGTTTTCTGCTAGCTTCCATTCAAGCATTTGTGGAACACCCATAACTTTAGCACCACTAAATAAAACTTCTATAGACCTTGAAGCTCTATTAAAATTATCACTTTTAGGTGGATTAAAAGTATCTGGTTTTTCTAAAGTTTTTTGTAAACCATTTTCAGTTTCTTTTATTTTAAAAACTTGATCAATAAATGTTTTATATTCAAAAAACAGTATTTGAACTAAATCGTTATCGTAATTAGGATTAGCAATATAACCATCACGCCCTGGATACCTAACCATTTTTTTTAATTCATCATCAGTTAAATAAGGAAATTTCTTTTTAATTTCAGCTAAAGTCATAGACTTTATTTCACCAACATAATATATGTCTTCAAAATTAGGATCATTTGTATATGAATAAACTAAATTAGCAGGATCTACATAATCAACAACTACACCTTCTGATTTATTAAAAGAAGTTTTTAAAGCTCCAATTCCAATTGTAATTATATCTTCAGTTACTCTTTTATTTACTAAATCATATTTACTAAAAGCTAAAACATTATTTATAGCTTCTTCTTCTGCAATTTCTATACCTTGCTTATAGCTTAATTGCATATGTAACTCTAATTCTTCTTTTGATCTAGGTAAATCTTTTATAGGTAAAGAAGATTGTTTAAAGCTTAATCCTGTATTTTTTTCGGCATTAGCTATTATATCTTTTGCAAACATATCTTTTGCAACACCATCTAAATATGTAGATCTTTTTTTAGAAGAAAAAGGATCTTGAGCATATGCTTTAATATCGTAACTTTTAGCACTAATACCGTTTGATACTATATCTACAAACTTAGGTATAATAGGAACTGGCTTCCAGTCTAAATTTAAATAAGACAAATCACCATTAATAGATAATTCATCTTTATATTTTTGTACGTTTTGCTCTCCACGAGCGTATAATCTTAAGTTATGAAAATTTTGATAACCTGTATTCCATCTACTACCATTTACTCTACCTCCTCTAAACCATTCGTATTCAATAGCTTGCCCTACTAACAAACCATATTCTAAAGATTTCTTTTCCTCTTCAGATACCATCTGACTAGGAAACGCACTATTAATACCAGTGTTTAATTTCATCTATTAATTATTTTTGATTCATTGCCTCTATTGTCATATTTAGAAAAACTTAAATTTACAGGTTCTTTAATAAGATCAGCAACGGGTCTATATTTATTTTTATTACAAGCCATAATAGCTAATCCAGAGCTTATCGACGCATCGTGTTTTGTTCTATCATTTATATTAAAAGCAGCCCAATCTTCTAAAGTTCTTTGAAAATACATTGATCCATATTGTTCATTATTGTAACCTACAAAATTTTCAATATAAGCTTCAATTGCAGCGGCGTGTGCTTGTTTTATGTCTTGGCTTGAGTTTGGTATACCACCTATTTCTTTTTCTGTTATAGATAATTTATGCATTGTTTTATCTGGTCGATTCATAGAAAAACCTCTATAACCTCTACGTTTAAAGTAATAAAGTAATCTTGGTTTATTGTTTTCTGCTAATATTGGCATACCATAAAAATGACAAGCCATAAGAACATCTTCAAAAAATATTTCAGCAGTAGAAGGTCTTGCTATATATTCTAAAAAGAATAAATTTGGTGGAGCGTCTTCCATGCTAAACTTAGTTAAACCATGTAAAGAACCTTTTGATCCTCTACCATCTACGGTTCCGGATATATCATAACTGTCACACCCAAAAGCTCCCATATGATCATTACCAGGATATTTTTTACCATTTTTTATAAGTATTCTATTTTGTTGATTTATATTAGGAACCCAAGAAACCATAAACCTACCTTGTTTACTTGGTACAAATATAACGCTAGTGTCTTGAATACCATCTTCCCATTGAAAATTACCTTGAGTAACCACGTTCGAATGTTTTAAATCTTCATTATAATCTATTTGTTCGTAGATCTTAGTTAGATTAAATAAAGATTGTTTTGTTTCATCTCTGAACGCGTGTTTTTCTGTGCGAGGAAATTGTCTATATAATTCATTAAGTGCATCAGGATCATTCTTAAGGCCATCTACTTCGTTCTCCCAGTGTTCAATGACGCCAATTTCAATCTTTTGGCCATCGATGCCATCAACTTCGGATTTTGGAGTTTCAAAGACAGGGTATCCATGAGCATCAATGTATCCTTCGTAGTTCCATTCCATAGGTATGAACAAGCTATATAATCCTGAGCTAGTCTGTCCATTGCGGTTTCTTTTGGTAACATTTGAGTCATCATATAATTTTTTATAGTTTCTACCGCCTTTGTCAAGAGCATTGCTCGTTGACCCCATCATACATTTACCTATTATCCTACTACCTAATCTTAATGTTGTTTTTGTAACACGCCAGTTATTAAGGATGTTTTCCGGCTTTTCCCATTTACCTGCTTCATCATGTACAAGGAGCATAAGTTTTTCACCGTCATAGGAGTTATCTCCAGTATTTTTCCAGTCGATAGTTGTATCGAGTCCAACCATTTCTTCAAGCCGTTCATTTGCTTCAAGCTTTTTTCTTGTAAACTTTGACGCTGGAACTCTATATGCGAGCTCCGTTTTGGGTCTGTCCATACCATCTTGGATCGGTTTAAAAAAAAACGGGTAGTTAACTGAGATTGGAACAATTTTATCTGTAAACATCTTTTTAGCATCCGCTCCAGATTTTGAGAGAACACCGAATCTTGCATCACTTGAGATTGTTGCCATATTAACGGTTTCGCCCGATGCCATAAAAGAGAATCCTGACCTTCTGTTTTTAAGGTATGCCATGCCGTAGCATCTTGTATCTGATTTACAAGCTTCCCAGAATATGAAGAATAATCTGTTTGCTTCTCTAAAGTCTGGTTGCCCAACATCAATCTTTGACCACTGCAAATACATGTAGTGAGTACCAGTAATATAGGTAGGCACACCCTTGTTATAAAACCAGAAACCTTCGTCTCTTCTTCTAAATTCTTCATCAATATAA